CCCGTAACGTGAATCCGCATATTCACATCAATCGATCGAGCCGGTGCCCGGCAAAGAAAAAGCCGGGCTGCGTTGGAGCGCGTACCCGGCAAAAGGAATTCAGGCATGGGGCATATCGCATATCGGGCGCCGGCTCGCAAGCACCGATCACCTGAAGCCGCAATCCAGCGCTGCGTGTTCCAGCATCTCCGCGCCCGCGGTGCTCCCGGTCTCTTCGCCTTTCATCCAGCGAATGGCGGTTATCGCACGCCGATCGAAGCGGCGATGTTGAAGGGCATGGGCGTAGTGGCCGGCGTGCCCGATGTCATCGCCATCCATCAGGGGCGCGTCTACGGACTCGAACTCAAAGCCGACGGCGGCAGGGCCACGTCGAAGCAAGTTACGACACTCGCCACCATGCAAGCGGCCGGCGCAGTCACGGCCATCGCCGAGGGGCTAGACGCCGCGCTGCTCTGGCTCGAAGGGCACGGCCTGCTGCGACGCCGCACGAACCAATCAACAGGAGACTGACATGACGGACTACGACAACACTAATCGCGGCGTGCTGTTCAGCGAGCGCGACAAGAAAACCAAAGACGATGATCGCGACTATAGCGGCAGCATCAACATCCATGGGACCGAATATTGGCTCTCGGCCTGGATCAAGACGAGCAAGAAAACCGGCGGCAAATTTCTGTCGCTCAGCGTGAAGCCGAAGCAGGAAAAGACGCCCGCGCCGGCCACCCCGCGCAAGCGCGACATGGACGACGAAATCACTTTTTGACTGGACGGGAAGTGCACGATTTCGGGCAGATAATCGAGGGCATTCGGCCGCTGGTTGCTGACAGTTTGCGGCCGACGAAGCAACGCATTCGCATCCTTTGGGCAGCGGCGAAGAAAACGCGCGAGTTAGGCAAGGCCGAGCCGATCCATTGCGCCTTCATGTCGTTGGCGACGGAAGCGCGGCTCGTTGATGCCCGCGGACGGTGGGCGGCCTCTGACGTGGCCGAGCATGTTCGCCGGCATGGCAGGGAAGATGTAGCCCACGTCATCTCTTGGGCATTGCGCGGCTGGAATCCATTCGAGAGGGGTGCGCTCGAGTGAGTGACGATGCAAAGACCTTTGCGCGCGAGATCGCAGATGAAATCGCGCGGGTCTCCGAGCCCACGGGATATCCCGCGCCTATTGAAAGCATTAAAGAACCCGCGGCCCAGACCGCCGACCTGGTGACTTCGATCGCAGCCGATCTAGAAATGCGTGGCGTTGAGTGGCTATGGCCCGGCCGCTTCGCCTTGGGCAAGATCGGATTGATTGCCGGCCTGCCCGATTATGGCAAAGGACAGATCGCCGCCTTTCTTGCCGCCGCCGTTACCGCTGCGCTCGAGCTTCCCTGCGGTGAAGGCGCCGCCCCGCAAGGCAATGTCATTTGGTTCAACGCTGAAGACGACGCGCGCGACACCGTCTTGCCGCGGCTGGTCGGCGCGGGCGCTGACATCAAGCGCGTGCATTTCGTCAGTGGCACGCGAAAAAACGGCGAAAACAAAACATTCAATCTGGCTGTCGACCTGCCTCTCCTGCGCAAGGAAATCGACAAGATCGGCAATGTCGTCCTGGTCATCATCGATCCCGTGAGCGCCTACCTGGGTATCGGCAAGGTCAACTCGCACTCGCAAAGCGATGTGCGCGGCGTGCTCACGCCCCTGAAAGAGCTGGCCGAGGAAACCCGCGTCGCAGTGATCGGCATATGCCATTTCAACAAAAAGGTGGACGTTACGTCGGCGCTCCTGCGCGTCGCGGATAGCATCGCCTACACTGCCGCCGCGCGCAGCGTCTACGTTGTCCTCGACGATCCGGAGGAGAAGAACAGCAAGCTATTCGTGAAGGCGAAGAACAATCTCGCCGCGGATCACAAGGCGCTTCGCTACGGCTTCGGCGTCAAGGCCGTCGGCCACGACGCTAGGCTCGGCAAGGACATCGAGGCGCCATTCGTCATCTGGCACCCGCAGCACGTCGAGCTCACGGCCAATGAAGCCATGTCGGCAGCCGCCGGCCCGGCAGGCTATGCCAAGCGGGAGGCAAAAGACTTCCTGCTCGATCGGCTCCGGGTCGGCCCCGCCGGAATGGAGGACTTGCTCGAAGACGCAAAGCAGGAGGGCATTGCCGAGAGGACGCTCCGTCGCGCCAAAAAGGACCTGGGCATCAAGTCCCGCAAGGCCGCCGGGAAGGACGGCAAATGGACATGGGAACTGCCGCCGAAACCGAACACGGCCACCGATGAGGGGTGTGGGTGAATGATGGCCATCTTCCCTATGTCAGAGCTAAGAACATCTTATTTATTGGCCTTCTTGGAACATGGCCAACATGGCCACTCAGCCCTCCAGGGGCCATCTTCAACTCGGTGGCCATCTTCCGGCCCCCTAAGCGGTGCCGCCTTGGCGTGCGTGCCCGGCAAAAGGGGGGCGGGGTTGTGGCGTAAGTCGCTGAAGATAGAGGCGATTCGGGTTGACGGTGATAGTAAATATTGTATACTTAGTTACTGTTTGTGACCAATTCAGATGACCTATGCCACCTCGCGGAGCCGCAGTAAGCGTAAGGCGCAAGCGCAAGCCGAGCGAATTTCACTCGGAGGTTACGCGCGAGCGAATCCGCGCCGGTGTGATCATCGATCGGTTTCAAAAGCACTTCATGGGCGACCTTGACTTAACCCCGACGCAAATCCGCGTGGGGGAAGTCTTGTTACGCAAGGTCATTCCCGACCTGACGCACACTGATCTGAGCACCACTTTCACGCGCCGCTACGTGGTCGAGGTGCCACCACAATTGAGCGACGAGGAATGGGAGAAGAAATACTCACTGCCGGGGCCGGCGCCGGAGAGCGTGCAATAGACCAGCCGGTCGCTTGGTCAGCCCGCGGCAACCCGGCGCAGATGGCGCTCTTGGAATGCACCGTCTTTGAGGTGTTCTTCGGTGGCGCGCGCGGGGGCGGCAAAACCGACGGCATGCTTGGGGACTGGGCGAACCACGCCGACCGCTACGGCAAGGATGCGATCGGCATGATGCTGCGGCGGACGCGGACCGAGCTGATCGAGACGATCGAGCGCTCGCGGGCCATCTATAGCTTGCTGGGATGGAAGTACAACGAGACCGATAAGATGTGGCGCGCCACGAACGGCGCCCGGCTACGGTTCGCGTATCTTGAACGCGACGCCGACGCTGATCAGTATCAGGGGCACTCCTACACGCGGCTCTATGTCGAGGAAATCGGCACTTTCCCGTCGCCGGCTCCAATTCTCAAATTGATGGCCACCCTGCGCTCAAGCGCGGGGGTTCCGGTAGGCTTTCGAGCGACGGGAAATCCCGGCGGTCCGGGCCATCAATGGGTGAAGGCCCGTTACATCGATCCGGCGCCGCTGGGCAACCGGATCATCCGCGACGAGCAAACCGGCCTTAAGCGAGTTTTCATTCCGTCCAGGGTCGATAACAACCGCCACATCGATGCGGAGGCTTATAAGCAGAACTTGCGGGCTTCCGGCAGCAAGGAACTGGTTTCCGCATGGCTCGATGGCGACTGGTCGGTCACCTTGGGCGCGTTCTTCGATTGTTGGGACAGCAAACGGCACGTGGTGCGACCGTTTGAGGTGCCGGCCGAGTGGATGCGTTTTCGCTCAATGGACTGGGGCTCCGCCTCCCCATTCTCGGTCGGCTGGTGGGCGGTGGTACAGAACGATTTCGAGACTGACGGCCGCGTGCTGCCGCGCGGGTGCCTCGTTCGCTACCGCGAATGGTACGGCATGAAGCCGGGACAACCCAATGTCGGTCTCAAGATCAACGCCGACGTGATCGGCGTTGGCATCGCAGCAAGGGAGAAGGACGAGAAAATCTCTTACGGCGTGCTCGACCCTTCCGCCTTCGCGGAAGACGGCGGCCCTTCGCTGGCTGAGCGCATCAGCAAGGGGTCGGGAAACAAGGTCTACTTTCGCCGCGCCGACAACAGGCGCGTTGCCGGGCATGGGGCCATGGGGGGATGGGATCAGTTACGCGCACGCCTGGTCGGCGATGGCGAAGGACGGGCGATGATCGTGACCTTCTCGACCTGTGCCGACAGCATTCGCACGGTGCCGTTTCTGCAGCACGATCCGGACCGGCCCGAAGATGTCATGACTGATAGCGAGGATCACGCGGCAGACGAATGGCGCTACGCCTGCATGTCGCGCCCCTACGTGAAAACGGTAGAGAAACCGAAGCCGGCATATCCTAGCGGCTATCGTCCATACCGCAGCGAGAAGCCCGCCGACTGGCTTACGTTTTAAAGGTGCAGTGGTTATGGGGAGGATTGCTGGCCTGCAAAAATTAGAAGTTATGCAGTTTTTTCTTGACCGCAATTTTCGGGCAATTTATACCTGCATATGTTAGGCGCGAAACTTTTCAGATTGGTACGTAAAATCTATGCCAATGTATGGATATGCGCGCGTTTCGACCCGTGATCAGGACTTGGCCGCTCAGGACGCCGAGCTGAGGGTCGCCGGCTGCGCCAAGGTCTTCAAAGAGAAGGTGTCGGGGGCCAAGACGGACCGGCCGGAGCTGGCGAAGGCAATCGGCCGGCTTGAGCCGGGCGACGTGCTCGCGGTCACGCGGCTTGATCGGCTGGCCCGATCGACGCGCGACCTGCTCAACGTGCTCGATCAGAT